TTGATTATTGGGGCGTACAGGTTGAGACTGGTTCAGTTGCTACTGCTTTCCAGACTGCAACTGGAACTATCCAAGGGGAAACTAGCGCCTGCCAGCGTTATTATTGGCGCGACAATGGTGCTTCAAACTCACCAGTGATTTCAGTTTCTTACACTGCTAATTCTGCAACAATTAGCGGAAACAACCCAGTTGTTATGCGTATTGCGCCTTCATTGGCTGCAACTTATGTGAATAGCAACTACGGCGTAACTTGGGCATTTTCGCAACCAACGCGTGCCGCTTGCACTAAAACTGGTTCAATAACTAACAATTATTTTACAACTGCACAAACTTGGGGCATTTGCTGGGACGGCGGAACTTTTTCACCGACGCCAACAGCATTTCAGGGCGGGGCAACTCAATACATAGAAGCATCGGCGGAATTATAATGAGAACATACGAACTAAAAACATTTGAAGATGGAACTAAATACCTACAAATGACAGATGAAAATGGTCAGGTGTGGGGCGTTCCTATGGTCGCAGGTAATTCAGACTATGAGAACTACCTAAACCCAGTGGAACATTCGACGGAGATTCCTACGGCGTAACCTGACGAATGGAACAATCGTCTGTTACTGTTAAGTTATGGACACTTTGATACCACTCGAACAGATAGAGGAACAACTACATAACCGCTACCGCACCTCTGGATTCTCAGAGTTGCTCTATAAGAACGATAGAAGGCTGCTTCGCGCCTTGAAAGTACACCCTGCCTTGGCAACCTACGCGGATGTCGAACGCATTGTGCTTCAGGTCACAAAGCAATCTACTAGGGCTACCTACGTGGCACGCTATAGAAGCGTCTACAAGGCTCTGAATAAGATGAACCTAGTCAATGGTAACAACCCCGCTGCTGACCTGCCTACGGTCAAGCCAGGGCGTGGTGTGCCTAAGCCTGTAACTAAGGGTGAGTACCAGAAACTACTGGCTGAGGCTAAGCCTCTCTATCGTGACTGGTTTATCCTTGGCGGTATGGTAGGGCTACGCTCTATGGAGGCAGCCCAGATTAAAGGCAACGACCTTATCGAGCACGAAGACGGCTACTCATTGAGGGTTCTTGGCAAGGGCAATACTGACTTAATAGTGCCAATTGCCCCTATGGTGGCAGAGATGATTAAGTCTCACAACACCCTGGATAGGCTCTGGCAGGTAACGCCCAACAAGTTTTCCACACGGGCAGCCAACGAGATGCGTAGAATCCTAGGCAAAGATGCCAAACATTTCCACAGTCTACGGCACTACTTTGCCACCACAATGCTTGAGAAATCAGGCGGAGACCTGATTGCAGTTAAAGAACTTATGCGCCACACCAGTGTGGCTACAACTCAAATCTATACCCAGTTAGCCGAGGGAAGAACTCGCTCTCTGGTCAATCTACTATAGGGGACACTATGAGTAAAGTAAACAAGGGAACACTAGCCCTAGGCTGGTGTGACAACGGTAATACTGATGGCAAGTTCACAGAAGGTGTTGTTAGCGTGGCACTACAGTGCTCTAACAACGGCATCGAACTGACCCACAGTATGCGAGTGCAGGGTAATCAGATTGGCAGACAACGCCAGGTTTTGTTTGACTACTGGGCAGATAGCATTAAGAGTGACTGGTTGCTCTGGATTGACTCAGATATTGTAGTCAATATGGAGGTAGTTGCTAAACTCTGGGATACTGCTGACAAGATTAACAGACCAGTAGTTAGTGGTACTTACTTTATCTCCAAGGAGAATGAGGGTACATTGGCTAAGCCATACCCTGCATTGTTCTTTGATGTAGATGAGCACACTATCCAGCATGTACATCCTCTGCCAGATAACGAAGTTATCAAGGTAGATAGTGCAGGCTTTGGCTTTGTGCTAATGCACAAGTCAATTATACCTAAGATGCGTGAGAAGTTTCCTGACCAGTCTATGTTTGCTGAGCAGGAAAACATTGGCGACAAGTATGTGGGAGAAGACATAGTCTTCTTCCGTAAGATGCAAGAAGCAGGCATACCGCTGCACGCACACACAGGTGCATTAGTAAAGCACATCAAACGATTCTCGCTAGATGTTGGTTACTATGACATGTACTGGACACTAGATACAATTAAAAAAAGAGCGCAAGAAAAACAACAAGACTAAGGAGTCTACGTGGCTAATCGTGATATTACCGAAGGTCGTGCATCGAGGGCCATTGCTGTAGATGTTGGTGTTGTTGCCACCTCTGCTATCTGGCAGAATACAGATATAGCCTATGACGTAGCCATTGGTGGTATGCCGTTTATCTATGCTATTAGCGATGCTCGTCCATACATCCGCCAAACTGCACCGTTTCGTAAGGAACAGTTTGACAATCAACAAGAGCCAGGTGAGCAGTCGCTCACTGGTTGGTGGATTAGAAGTCAGATGTCCTTTCATGGTGGAGATGGTATAACCTTCTTTGACCCAGCACGTAATGCTCCCAACTCTCCTGGACAGTTCCGCTTTGCAGAAAGCAAAGGCGTTAATGTTTGGAAGCAGGGCGAAGTAACCCTACTCAAGGACACAACCAATGTGCATCAGACTACTGGTCCAGTCGTAGGCACAGACCATCAGCATGTTAACCAGCATGTGCGCTCTATTCAGTGGTCTGGCAACAATGGTGTGCTACTACACGATGAGTTTGATGTAGACAAGATTACCGATAGCGGGACGGTTGTTCATTACATTGACTATACTGGCGGAACAGATGAGAAAGTATATGCAATCTGTGATGATGGAGTAAACGCCTACTGGGTAACTAATAAAGTTCAGGGTGGCTCAAACAAGATACATATGTTTAAGAAGCCACTGACTGGCTCTTCTGCTAGCACCGCTGACGAAACGCTTATGTTTACTGCTACTGGTGTAATAACTTTTGCAACAATGGAGTTTGTTAAAGACCGTATCGTGCTTTGCATAAACAACGCCGTCTATGAACTATCGACAGTCGCATCTGCACTGCCAACCCCTGTCTTTACTAACCCAAACGTTAACTACCATTACACAACAGTTGCTGCTTCAGGCCCTGCTATCTACACAGCGGGCCACTCAGGTATCTACTCAACCATTCAGAAGTACACACTGTCTACCGCTGGCGTAATGCCAACGCTGACATCTGCTGTAGTTGCAGCAGAACTACCTGCTGGTGAAATTGTAGAAAAGCTGTACTACTACTTAGGTTACATGATGATTGGAACCAACAAGGGTATCCGTATTGCTACAGTATCTGACCAAGATGGTTCTATTAACTACGGTCCTTTAATCCTAGAAACATCACAGCCAGTCTACGACTTTGCTGCCCGTGATAGATTCGTATGGGCTTCATCAGGCATTGGCGAACTAGATGCTGGCCTTGTGCGTATAGACCTGAGTCTAGAGATTGAACCGCTACGCTTTGCTTATGCTAACGACTTGCAGGTAACACAGACTACTGAGCACTTTACTACAGGAGTAGCGTTCCTTGGCACGACAGAAAGACTGGCATTTACCACAGCCTTTAAGGTAACTGATGGAGCAATCTACCTAGAGTCGGCAACTGATTTAGTACCAAGTGGCTTTCTAACCACAGGCTTTATCAGATACAACACACTAGAACCTAAGAACTTTAAGCGTCTTGTTGCACGCGGAGATTACGAGTTCGGGTCTATGACCCTTGAGACAGTTACCGCCGATGGCACAGAGTTCGATGTGGTTGCTTACTCCGCAATCGTACCACCAGTTGAGGTAACTACATCTAACCCACAAGAAGCACAAGAGTATTTAGCCTATAAGTTTATTCTATTCCGTGATGGTACCGAGCCATCTAAGGGTCCTATCATGGAAGGCTATCAGGCCAAGGCGTATATCGCCACACCTCGTCAGAGGGTTATGAGATTCCCCGTCTATTGCTTTGACGTGGAGACAGATAAGTACAATGTGCAGGTTGGATATGAAGGCCGTGCATCTGATAGGATTGACCAGTTAGAATCCATTGAAGAAAATGGAGACGTTGTAACCTGGCAGGACTTAACCACTGGTGAGTCACGTCAGGCACTTATTGAACAAATCTCATTTACCCGCCTCACACCTCCAGACCGTGGATTCACAGGTTATGGCGGTGTCATTGATATCACGATAAGGACTGTGTAATGTCTGCTACCCAATGGCTAGGTTTAGCCATCTCCATCTGTACACTTGTTGCTGCTTTTGCTACGTTAGTTCGCTGGCTAGTTAAGCATTACCTGTACGAACTTAAGCCCAACTCAGGCACAAGCCTCAAGGACTCGGTTATTAGACTAGAAGAAAAGGTAGAGATTCTCTATCAGATGATGCTACAGAGAGGGCGAAATGAATGAAGCCTGTTGTCAAGAAAGCCACTCCTGCCGCTATTGCTGTCCTTCGACAAGCCACAAAGATAGCACCATCTCGTATGAAAGCATCCGATGGACTTCTTCCGTCGAAGGAACATCAGGCACAGAATCCTAACTCGGACCACAACACAGGTCTAGGTGTAGACTTAACTCACGACCCTGCTAGACGCATTGATTGCCATGAAATCTATGACCAACTTAAGAATGACAAGCGCGTAAAGTATCTAATCTTTAAGGGTTTAATCTGGATGCCAGGCCGAGGCGATAAGGCCTACACTGGTAGCAATCCACACAACAAACATTTACATATATCAATCAAGGACAACTGTGGGAACGATGACTCCCCGTGGTTCCCATGGTTAGACAAGCCTAAGTTCTCTACTGCTGACCAAGCCAGGTTAGTAGCATCTAAACTAAAGCCCCTACCGAAGAAGAAAGAGAAAAAATGAAAGAACTAATCAACAAGTTTATTGGTCCAAAGGAAGTAGCAGCATTTAAGTCCTACCTCCGCGCAGTCCTGGCATCAGCAGTAACAATGGGTATTGCCCTACTGATGGATGTCCAGCCAGAGTATGCAGTTCTAATCGGCGGATTGGCTGCACCATTGGCTAAATGGGCAGATAAGACTGAATCTGAATACGGACTAGGCTCCAAAGAGTAGCCCTAATAAGCCCTAGAAGGCTGTTTTAAGACAAGAAAGCCCCTTACCTTAGTGATTATACTAGGGCGAGGGGCTCTTTTGTCGTTTCTAAAGGTTAACGTTCGTACTCTTCTTCGAGTTCTTCAAGCCATAGCGTGTATTGCTTTCCTCGGATACGTGCCTTGATGTCGTAGTATGCTGCCTCTAGTGCATAGAATACGGTGATACCAACGAGTGAACCTAGTGCTACTTCTAGAAAATTGGACATAGTACTCCTTAGATATAATATATATTATTATAGGGCTGAAAGCCCTTATATAATTACTTACATAACTAAGTATACACAGGCACTACCCAATCGTTGATTAGCCACTGTAGAAGCGCAACCTATCGGTCTTGCGACCGCTGTGTATAATCATTATATGTCAATCGAACTAGAAGAATATACACTACCAGAGCACATGTCGTACTCTGCATTCACAACCTACTTAACCTGTGGGTATCAGTACTATCTCGGCAGACTCCTCAATAAGGAAGAAGCCCCATCTGTATGGTCCGTTGGCGGTTCAGCGTTTCACCTAGCGTGTGAGAACTACGACAAGGAGAACGTATGAGCACTCAGCAACTATGGGACCAAGCATGGCTCGACTGCAAGGGTGACACTGACCTAACCAACGCACGTGTTGGCGGTCGTGCTACCAAGGCTAACCCTAACAAGGAAGATGTCACATTCTGGCAAACCGCTGGACCTAAATGGGTAGAATCCTATATCGCATGGCGTAAGGCTAATGCTAACTGGAAAATCTGGACAACACCAGATGGCAATCAAGCCATCGAACTTGCCCTTACTCCTGTCGTCAACGGCGTAGCAGTCAAGATGATTATCGACCGCGTGTTTGAAGTCAATGGTGAGTTAGTCATTGTCGACTTAAAGACATCGCAGAGCACGCCAACCAACAGTCTACAACTTGGCTTCTACAAACTAGGTCTTGAGCAGACCTTTGGTATGGAGGTCAAGTGGGGAACCTACTACATGTCACGGGGCAGTAACATCTCCGAGATGGTAGACCTATCTGAGTACACGTACGACAAGATGGAATACCTAATCACGCAATTTGACAAAGCCCGTAAGGCAGCGATATTCTTACCCAACACAAACAGTTGCCAGTACATGTGTGGTCTCACCGAGTACTGTCAATTCTCTATCAAGAAGGATAAATAAATGGCAGAAGATTGGAAACTACAAGTCTCCTACAAGACACCTGCTGGTGACATGATTAACGTACGAGCACAGACAGCAGATGAACTTAGCGTCCTATTGGAATCAATGGGCGATTACTCAACTCAGATTGCTGCAGTGCAGCGTTTGGTTGTTGGTGCTTATGGGGTAGCCCCTTTAGCGACATCGCCTTCAACTCAAGGCACTCCGCCACCAGTTTCATCCGCTCCACCCCAGGCGCAGGCTCCGTCCGCTATGGGAGCACCAGCGCCCGTACAGGGTGGACCGACGTGCCAACACGGACCTCGCAAGTACAAGTCGGGAATCTCCAGCAAGACGGGAAATCCATACGCGATGTGGGTCTGTCCGATGCCTCAGGGCGCGGACCAGTGCAAGCCAGTCAATTAGTACCAGAGCAATTTCCATTTTGAATTAACTAGGAAGGGAGTCCAATGAGAACTCTAGTACGTTCAGTAGGACGAGCCTCAATTGGAGGGGAACCTCTTCCTAGTTCGTTCAAGGCGTTTGAACAGAACAAGATTATCATACGTCGTTCAGAAGTTTCTATGTTTGCAGGTGCTCCAGGAGCAGGAAAATCTACTCTTGCACTGGCACTTGCACTCAAGACCGATGTGCCTACATTGTATATCTCAGCAGATACCAATGCACACACAATGGCTATGCGCTTAGCATCTATGATTTCGGGGAAGAGCCAGTCAGATGTAGAGCAGAAACTTAATACTGATGTTGGTTGGACTAAAGCAGTCCTCCAAAGAGGAAACCACATAGTCTGGTCGTTCGAATCGTCACCAACGTTAGAAGATATCGATGAGGAAGTCCAAGCATTTGAAGAACTCTGGGGTTGCCCACCTTCTTTGATTATCTTGGACAACCTCATGGATGTAGCCACCGACGGTGGCGAGGAGTTCGCATCCATGCGAGCAATTATGAAGGAGTTGAAGTTCCTTGCGAGAGATACTAATGCAGCGGTTGTCGTACTACATCACACTTCGGAAGCAGTTCCAGGAAATCCTTGTCAACCAAGAAGTGCCATCCAAGGAAAAGTCTCTCAACTACCTGCGCTCATATGTACACTCGGCACTGTTGGCACATCAATGGGCGTTGCATCAGTCAAGAATCGCTATGGAAGAGCAGATGCCAGCGGAACGTTAATGACTTGGTTAGCATTTAATCCAGAATATATGTACATCGATGATATACCAGAGAATGTTTAGGAGAGGTTATGTTAATGGAAAAGACACTAAAGATTATGAAGCAGGAAGCATACGTGCAGGGCTGGCAGGATGCAGCAGATTCAATCACATCTAAGTTCGAAGAAGCACTACGCGGTTCAATCGAAAATCTAGAACTACCTAACTTTGGGGATGAAGATGACAACAAGGAAGAGTCACAAGGCTAGAGGTGCAACCTATGAAACCGACATCCGCGACTGGTTTAGAGCAAATGGATACGATAGTGAACGACTTGCTCGCACAGGTGCAAGAGATGAGGGCGACGTTGTTGTCCGTTCGGACTTCCTTGGTAGCATTGGTGTTATCGAATGCAAAGCCCCAGGTGCAGGCAACGCCATTGACCTTAGTGGGTGGACGAAGGAAGCACAACTCGAAGCCGTACATTATGCAGAAGCCAGAGGGCTTACCAGAGACAAGATAATGCCAGCAGTACTTATCAAAGCAAGAGGCAAGTCAATAGCAGATTCCTATCTAGTATTAAGGTTGGGCGATGTATTTGGTGGATGATTTACCAGACATAGTAGCAGTGTTGAAGCACTACGGTGCTAACATCACACGTGACAGCGGTCAGGTAAATATCAAATGTCCGTTCCACAATGACTCTCATGCAAGTGCAAGTTTCAACACAAAACAGAATATATTTAATTGCTTCGCGTGTGGTATGCAAGGCAATAGCATTCAAATCATTGCTAAACAAGAAAGGTGCGATATACGTGAAGCAAAGTCAATCGCAGAAGGAATTACTGGGGAGAGCCACCAGCAAGTACGCGGGAAGCATCTCTCTGGCGGAAGATTACCTAGCAAGCAGGGGAATAACAAAGGAAGTAGCGCGTCTGGCGCGATTAGGCGTAGTAGAGGAGCCTGAACCTGGACATGAACAGTACACAGGAAGGCTCAGTATTCCGTACATTACGAAGACTGGCGTGGTTGATTTGCGTTTTCGCTCTCTTAACCCTGCCGTTGAACCGAAGTATATGGGTATGGTTGGTGCTGACACTCGCATGTACAACGTACTTGATATTGAGTATGCTGGCGATTGGATTGGAGTCTGTGAGGGAGAGTTGGACACGCTTACTATGTCTCGCTTGGTTGGAATTCCCTGTGTTGGGGTTCCAGGTGCGAACTCATGGAAGAAGCACTATACAAGATTACTTGCAGACTTTGAAAGGGTCTTCGTCTTTGCCGATGGTGATGCCCCAGGGCGTGAGTTTGCTGCAAGTCTTGCCCGAGAACTCCCAGTCACAACAATTTCTTTTGGTGATGGAGAAGATGTCAACTCAGCGTATATCAAACATGGCGCAGGATTTATTAGAGAAAAGATGGGACTAAACATTGATTGATATCCCACCATGTAAGATTTGTGGACAACAGTTTGATAACATCTTCGAAGCAACCGACCATCTTGTGGAGGACAACGGAGAAGAAGAATTCAATCCAGAGATAGTACTACCTAATGGGTACAGGCTATTAGTGGGCAGCATGTTACGTCAACTTTTTGACAATGCTGAAAACCCAGAAGAAGTCAGGACGATTACTCAACTAACGTATGGCACACTGTACGCAGCCGAGTCAGACGTAGGTCTGATGAAGAAGTTGGTTGAGGATGCAATCATACATGAACACATGACTGACATAGATGAAGAGTTACAAGAACTACTAGACAAGGGAGAAGAGAATGGCAAGTCTTAAATTTACTAATGACTTAGGTGATACTACCTCGGAGTTGTTCGACCTGCTTCTATCGAAGCATGCGGACTACGGCCCAAAGAATATTAGCGACAGTCCAGGTGGACCACTCAATGGTCTGCGTGTACGAATGCACGACAAGTTAGCACGAATCAATAACCTAGTTGATAGCGGTGCTGACCCAGAGCATGAGTCCCTTGAGGACTCGTTCAAAGATATGGCAAACTATGCAATCATCGGATTGCTAGTACTGAGAGGGCAGTGGGATAGCGAATGAAGATATTCGGACCATACAAAGGTAGCAAGCAAAACGGTGGGAGACCAATCTATGTTTTTAAGAGGAAGAAAAAAGACGGGTCGACTACCACTACGTCTAGCAATAAGGCTCGCGTGGATTATGAAAAGGCAACAGGTAAAACCTTACCGAAAGACTCAGAAGTAGACCACAAGAATAACAAGGGTAGAGCAGGCGACGACCGCCTATCTAACCTACGTGTGCTAAAGAAGAAGGATAACGTTGCACTAGAGAACAAACGACGCACTGGTAAAAAGACCACTGCGAAAAAGACTGTCAAGAAAGCGGTTAAAAAGAAGCCATGAAAACTATAGTCTGCGTTTCCGATTTACAGATACCTTACCATGACAAGCGAGCAGTAGCCAATCTCGCTGCTTTCATCAAGGCGTACAAGCCAACCGAAGTAGTATCTGTTGGTGATGAGATGGACATGCAGACTATTTCTAAATGGTCAAAGGGTACACCTTTAGAGTATGAACGTTCTATCGGACGGGATAGAGACGAGACAACTCGGGTACTCGAGTCACTCAAGGTCAAGCATATCATTCGGTCAAACCACACGGACCGATTGTATAACACAGTTATGATGCGTGCTCCTGGGTTACTTGGGCTACCCGAGTTGGACTTGCCACAGTTCCTACGCCTACCAGATATCGGTGCTACATATCATGAGAAGCCTTATGAGTTAGCACCTAACTGGTTACTCATGCATGGTGATGAGGGTGCTATGAAGTCTACTGGAGGGCTTACAGCCCTTGGTCTAGCGATGCGTACAGGTAAATCAGTAGTGTGTGGACACACGCACCGCATGGGCTTGGCACATCACACTCAGGCATACGGCACATCCACACCTCAGACTGTATGGGGCATGGAAGTTGGCAACCTTATGAGGTACAAGGATGCAAAGTATATCAAGGGTGGACTGTTCACATGGCAGCAAGGCTTTGGTATGTTGTACGTTGATGGTCGCACAGTGGTGCCAGTAACAATTCCAATTGCAAGAGATGGTTCATTTATTGTGGAAGGTAAGGTGTGGGGCAGATGATGTTACCTTGGGACCGCATTGAGCCTTGGGATTCCGTCGTGGCACACGTTGCTGATGAGTACCACAAGAAGTACAACATGGTCGAGCGTGAGGACATAACTCAATCACTCTACGAGTGGTTCCTCGAACATCCTAATAAGTTGGATGAGTGGGAAGCAATCGGTAAGAAGGATGCTAAGAACTTAATCTATCGTTCGCTACGCAATCAAGCATTAGATTACTGCCAGACTTGGAAGGCCAAGTCGATAGGCTACGAAACATCTGACTTGTTTTACTATGAGCCAGTCATGGTTGAGGCGTTACTCCCTGCAATCTTACGCAAGGACTTTACTGTAATGCCTGTACTTAACCTTGGGAAAACAGGACGACCACCAGCACCATCAGAGGGCGGTAACATGATGGCGATGATGGTCGAGATTGACGCGGCATACAGTAAATTAAATGTAGAAGATAAGACTGTACTTTTCTACAAGTATGCAGAGTCCCTGGATTATGGTGCTATTGCTAAAGAGATGGAACTAGGTAGTGAGGATGCAGCGCGTATGCGCCACAATCGTGCTATCAAGAAACTGATTACTCGTATCGGTGGATTCAGACCATTCTCAGACAGAGATGCGCCCGATAAAGAAACCGAAGTAGACGATACTAATCCAGAGCAAGTACACGAACAGCCCGAGGAGTAGTGGCACTAGAACAGGCGAGATAATCCTAATAAATAGTCTCAGATATCTTGTCCTGTTCTGAGTTATAGTTCTCGTATGCTTCATGTGCAGCAATCTCCTTAGCGCGTGCGGTTCTCATGTGTTCTAAGATTACTCCTGGAGTTATCAGATATCCTTTTGAAGGATTAGGTTGGAT